TAGCGTGCGTGCCAACCGGCATCGTTCTTGATCCAACTTGCCCATTCAAGCGCTTGGTCCCCCTCTAATTCCCATCCGGTTGTCCACGTCTCGATGGACTTCCTCACAAGGGGGTTATTTGCAGAGTTCTTGCGTGTCAAGTGCTGATCTACCATCCTCCTTTGGAATTGGGCAGGGGTGGGAGGCTGTTGGAACTTGCATTTCCACATCTTGGTGAGAGTGTTCCCTGGCAAAGGGCACCACAAATAGCAACCCTTGTCTTTACACGAGACCCAGTAGCCTTTGTGGAAGGTCCCAAGCATGTCGGAGGTGGATATTTTCAAGGAAAACCCCATGGTCTTTGAAATTTCCATGACGGCTTCAGCTAACTTAACCGGATGTTCCAGCAAATCCATCTCCCCCCCTCGGTCAATCTCGACAAAACTGCCTATGACCACAGCAGCGACACACAAAGTGGTGGCCAGGCTGGTGTGCGGCATCCCGCTCTTCATCTTGGGGCGATGGAACTCTATATTGAACCAGGGGATCTTCCGATAAGTAACTTGAAGAGGGTCCGTGTATGAATTGTGGAACCAAAGAATATCGCAGCTTGGAACGCCATAAGCACGGAGAATGTCGCAAAACGCATCACGCACGTGGGCATCGTGGGATTGATCACATTTCTCCACGTCAGACTCGATGTCATACAAAAGGCCACCGACCTTGACTATCGTGTAATTATCATCTCCTCCTATCATGAAATGGATCCCATCTTGGCCCCCTGTCCGTATGTCTGTGTACCAGGCACTCTTCTGCTGGTTGTCCAAATCCGCTGCGTAAGTAAAGAACAATTTGCACCTCTTCAAAGGTATTTCGATTGCTCGGGGGTAACTAACATCCCACATCACATCACTGGTTCTTCCTTCTTTCAGGTCTTCCTTTATGCTCTTGCACCACCACTGCATTCTGCGCATCTGTGTGGGGGTGCACGGAATTATGTGCCGGCCCTTGTATGAGCCCTTGACCTCACGGAATATTGAAATGTCACCAGATTGTCCGGTCTTGATGCACTCGTCCGTCTTCACAAAAGCATTCATTGCACTTTTGGTATCAAGAACTAGACCATTTGCAAAATCCCGCTGGTGCTGATCATGTCGGATCTTGCTTTTCGCTGGCATGTTCTCTTGGTACCATTGCCTTGCTTCTTCATCTAAATGAGCTCCGGTGGGTGTCAAAGGAAGAGGTTTTATGCGCAGCGCCCTTGCCAGCATTCGCATTGAACACTTAAAAAGTTTAATGCCAGCAGGCAATGCTCTATCGGGACCAATATCCATTCGGTAAATTAGAGTATTGCGTGTGCATTCAATGCCGGCGGTTGCCAAGTCGGAATGGTGGTTCCAATAATAGACAGCGCTCCTGGAACGAGGAAGCACAATGTCCCTTTCGGCAACCACGGTGAT